GAAGGTCACGGTCGTCCTGCTCATGCCATCCCCGCCCTCTCGCGCCTAGTCCTCTGGTTGATGCGGTCCATGACCTCGTCCACGTCGGCGGTCTCGCGGATGATGATCGTGTCCGCGAGCTTCTCTATGATGATTGGTTCCGCGCCCTTGCCGCCCATCTCGCCCACGATGCCGCGGGCCATCTCGGAGTAGGTCTGGCGGTTGAGCGGCAGCGCCGCCTCCTTGCCCGCCTCGCCGATGCCGATGAGCGTGGCCGCGTCGAAGACGCCGCCCTTGGCGTACCAGCTGATGCCGTCGAAGACCGGGATGGTCAGGATCCCGCCGATGTCGTTCCAGTGCCAGTCGATGTGCGGCAGCTTCGGCGCCGGGAGCGACCACTCGAACTTGAACAGCCCCTTGATGCCCTCGATGATGTTCGAGACCGTCTGCTTGGCCGCCTCCAGCTTGTCGTGGATGCCCTGCTTGATGCTGTCGAAGACGCCGAGCACGGCGTCCTTGGCCGCGTTGAAGCGGTCGACGATGGCCTGCCGCGTCGCCTGCACCCGCTCGGTGACGCTCGCCTTGATGGCGTCCCAGACCATGGAGAGCGTCGCCTTGAGCTTGTCGAAGGCGAGGGTCACGGTCTCGACCGCCGTCTGGATGCGCGACGTGACGGCCTCCTTGAGGGCCTCCCACCGCTCGGCGGCGCCCTCCTTGAGCGCCTCCCACGCTGCGAGCACGTCGTCCTTGATCTTCTGCCATGCCTCGGCCATGTACCCGCCGAACTCGGCCATGGCGTCGCTCCAGTACTGCACGACGCCGTCCCACCACTCGGGGATGCCGTCGATGAACGCCTTGAAGCTCTCCCACTCGCGGCTGAGCACCTCGCAGAGCGCCTGCCAGTCCGCCTGCAGCCCCTCCCAGAGCTGCGTCATCAGGTCGCAGAAGCCCTGCCAGATGGCCTTGCCCTCCTCCGTCTGCGTGAAGAAGGTGTAAAGCGCCATGGCGAGCGCGGACACGATCGTGACAATGGCGACGATGGGGTTGGCCGAGAGCGCCGTCCAGATCGCCGAGAGCAGGCCGGGGATGGCTGCCAGCTTGGTCCCGATGTTGAATCCGACGAGCGCGGCGATGGCGCCCACGATGCCGCCCAGCGCGACCTTCACGACCGCGCCGTGGTCGGCCAGCCACTTGAGCGCCCCGTCCACGAGGTCCACGAGCGCCTTGGTGATGTCCTTGATGGCCTCCTTGTCGGACTCGCTCACCAGCCCCGAGAAGAACTCGCCCGCCGACTGCGCTATCGCGCCGAGGCTCTGCGCTATGTCCGTCTGCGCCACGAGGTCTGCCACGTAGGCTATCCCGTCGGCGATGCGTGTCATGCCGTTGCTGACGGCGTCGGCCGCGTCGTTGATGGGGCCGCTGATGTTCTGGACCCCGATGGCGTTGATGATGTTCGCCCAGCCGGTTCCGATGCGCCACCCCATGTTCTGGAGCGCGGTGCCGATGCCGTCCGAGTTCGCGCGGGCCTGCTCCTCGAAGCTGGCCATGTCGCGGCTCACGGTGTGCAGGCCGTTCTGGTCGAGGTCGACCATCGTGCGCAGGAAGTCGTCCCAGCTCACGGTGCCGTCCTCGAGCGCCGAGTACAGCTGCTCCGCGCTGGCGCCCGTCCCGAGCAGGGCCTCGGCGGCGGCGTTGAGCTGCGGCGTCATGACCGACACCAGCGAGTTCCACTGGGCCGTCGTGGCGCTCTGCTTGCCGAGCACGCGGTTGAGCACGCCCTGCGCCTGCGCTATCTCGGCCGCGCTGGAGCCCTGTGCGATCATGGCGTCGGTGAAGGCCAGCGACGCGTCCGTCGCCAGCCCGAGGTCGCCCGTCGAGTCGGAGATGGCCTGCGTGAGGCGCACCACGTCCTGCGTCGACGCGGGGAGACCGCGCAGGCGCTCCATGATCTTCTGGATGCCAGCCTCGGCGTCCTTCGCGCTGTACCCCATCGCCTCCATGACGCGGGGGAAGTTGCGCAGCGTGTCGGCTCGGTCGATGCCGGTGCTCAGGCCGCTCACGATGGCGCTGCCCGCCTTGGCGGCGAGGCTGCCGAGTGCCACGCCCAGCGCGCTTCCCTTGACCACGTCGAGGAACCCGGCGCTGTACTTCTTGCCGCCCTCCGTGCCGAGGTTGCCGAGCGCCTTGTTGACGCCGCCGGTGAACTTCGACATGTCCGGCATGACGGTGATGTAGTAGGTGCCGACCTCTGCCACGGCTTCACCTCCTTACAGGTTCAGGCCGAACGAGGCGGCCAGCGCCGCCGCTTCGCGCTCCGCGCGCTCCGTCGCGGCCTCGTGCGCCTCGTCCTCGCCGTCGAGCCATATCGGCTCGGGTCCCCTGCCGTCCTCGCCGCTGCCGCCGAGCGAGCGGATGTCCAGCTCTATCTGCCGCAGGAGCCACGCCTCGGTGCTGTGCCTGCCGACCGGCGATATGGCGCCCATGACCCTGCCGTCGTTCGGCAGCTGGGCCGCGAGTGTGGCGGCGCGGCGCACCTGGCGTCTCGGGGCGTCGGCCGACAGGTCGAGCGACCACAGGTCCAGCCCGTAGTACTGCTGGAAGTCGGCCAGCAGCTCGTCGGGGCACTCCCGCATGGCGAGGGCGAGGATGGCTAGTTTTTTGATTCGTTCATGTCGGCGATGCACGCCGCGATCAGCTCGCTCATGGCGTCCGCCGCCGTGTCCGGGGCCTCGTGGTCGTCGTTGCCGCACAGCAGGTCGGCGTACTCCTCGTCGCGGCCGCACAGGAGCGCCTCGACGGCGCCGATGCTGCGCTTCGGGTCCTGCGACGCGACGGCCTTCTGCCACTTCCAGCTGAGCGTGCAGCGCTCGTCGTAGGTGACCTCGATGCCCCTGAACTCGATGGTGCGCATTTTCCCCCTCCTTCATGGGAGCGCCCCCGGCGCGTGACCGGGGGCGCGTGTCTTGTGGTGCCTTGTGGCGCGGCCTAGCTCGTCTCGGTGGAGTCGTACCAGTCGTAGCAGCCCACGCCGTCGTCGTCGGCGTTGTAGGTGATGGTCACCTCGCGCTGGGCGACGGTGGACTTGTTGCCGGTGAAGTCGCCGACCTCGGTGACCTTGCCGTCGGGGATGTACTTCGTCCACTTGCGCTCGTTCTTCAGCTCGAGCAGGAAGACGTACTGGTAGTGCTCGTCGGAGTTGCCCCAGTCGTGCTTGACCTCGATGACGCCGCTGGCGTCGGTCACGTTGGCGTGGCCGTAGATGGTGCCGAGGGTGTGCGCCTTGACCTCCATGAGCGCCACGCGGATGGTCTCGGTGACGCTGCCGTCGGTCTCGTCGAGGTTGTCGAGGTTGATGTCCTGGATGGTCTCGGTGCTGTCGCGGCTGGCGGACTCCACGAAGCCGTCCGTCGGGATGTAGCCGAGGCACTCCCAGCCCGTGGGCGGGTTGCCGTTGGTCAGCCACGTGCTGGGCTGGTAGGTGGAGCTGGTCGGCGCGCCCGCGGTCTCGAGCGGGGCGGAGAAGAGGTAGCCGCCCTTCACGCCTCGTGTGGTCGAGACGTTCGCCTTGTTGTTAGCAGCCATGCTGCCTCCTTACTCGTCGGTGTTGATGGTCAGCCGTACCTGCGCGTAGTAGCGGGCCTGCCCGGTGAGCGTCCACTCGTCGCGGCTCACGGACTCGAGGTCGGCCGAGAAGATGTAGGGGTGCTCCTCCGCTGCGTCGCGCAGGGCTTCGGCGGCGAGCGTGGCCATGGTCAGGGCGTCGTGGTCGTCGCGGCCCCAGCAGGTGATGCCCAGCAGGGCGTCCATGACGAAGCCGTCCGTCATGCCGCCCACGAGGGTCACCACGACCAGCCTGTCCGGGCGGTCGGGGAAGATCTCCGTTGAGACCGGCACGGCGCCGAACGCGTCCCGCAGGATGGGGAGCGCCATCGCGATGGGGTCCATGCGTCACCTCGACTTCCTGTGGTAGCCGGGGGCTTTCCAGCCCCGGTCGCTCTTGTTGCGCACGGCCCTCACGCGGCTCGGCAGGGTCTTGTACCCGCCGCGCTCGTACGAGGAGCGCCCGCCCATCGCGGACGTGGCGATGGCCAGCGCGTGGTAGTAGCGCTCGCGGTAGAAGGCCGCCTTGGTTCCGTCGGTCGAGACGCGCGCGTGCACGCGGTTGAGGCCCGTCTGGACGTCCACCACGTAGCTCAGCCCGCTCTGCCGCGACGCCGATGCGCCGATGGCCCCGGCCTTGGTCTCGCAGGCGGTCATGACGTCGTTGTGGCTGTTCATGACCTCGCGGTACCCGGTGACCGACGGCCTGAAGCGTCCCGCCCTAGCCAAGGTGAGCCACCCCCTCGACGCACCAGCTGTAGTCGCCGGGCGTGTTCGCGCGGGAGTAGCTGTACGGCGTGCCCACCACGTCGAAGGTCTGTGCTGCCATGGCCGGGTCGTCGGGCGGCGTGCACGCGATGCGCGCGCCGCGCAGGTCGGCCTGCAGCGACTTCGGCAGGAAGAAGGTCACCGTCACGGTCGCCCCGTGCGGGCGGTCCTCCTCGATGTCGTCGGAGGTGTCGGGCGTCGAGCGCCCCGGCGCGTAGCAGCACTCGGTCACGACGTCAGGATCCTCGCCGTAGGTCGCGCGCTGGTTGCCGTAGGCGTCCTCCATGTAGGTCGGGAGCCACACCAGGCACGGGACGGCCCTGAAGGGCATCGCGCGGCTAAGCATGGCGACCGCCTATGACCGGGCGGATCGTCCCGATGCGGGAGCCGCCGACCCCCAGCAGCTGCCGCTCCCCGCTCGTGAGGTAGAGGTCGCCGCTGGGGTTGAAGAACGTCGCGCTCTGGGAGAACGGCCCCATGGTGTAGCTCGCGTTGGAGACGCCGAACGTCTCCGACCTCGCCGCCTCCATGGAGCGGTTGACCATCGCGCACGAGACCATGCGGAGCGCGCCCGCCTGGTGCTCGTCGGAGGGGTCGACCGCCACGACGCCGTCCAGGTAGGTCGCCGCGTCGTCGAGCAGGACGGCCGCCTGCGTGCGCGCGTCGTCGGAGGGAAGCTCGCCGTAGCGGGCCTCGAGGTCGTCCACGGTCGCGTAGGCCATGGGGCACCTCCCTCTATTCGGTTGGCTTGGGCTTCTTCGGCGCCTGCTTGCGCGGCGCCCTGCGGGGCTTTGCCTCGGGCTTGAAGCCGTGAGCCCTGAGGAACTCGACGGCCTCGCCCTCGGCGTCCACGGGCAGCCCCGTGACCGGGTTGATGAGCCTCATGCCTTACGAGGTGGCGTCGGTCAGGCGCACGAAGGCGGAGGCGTTCTTCACGACGAATCCGACCTCGGCCTCGGCGCGCACGGCAAAGCAGTTGCGCTGCCACAGGTTCACGAGCTCGGTGCCGGTGTTGATGGTGGCCTCCTCGGAGATGGAGAGCTGGATGCCGTCGACGATGCCGTAGCGGGCCTGCGTCCAGTCACCGGCGACGCCCACGACGTTTGGGGTGCCAGCCTTGTAGACGCGGTCGCTCTCGACCACGCGGCCGCCGAGCAGGTAGCTCACGGCGCTCTCGGAGTTGGGGCTGCCGATGAAGATGGGGCGGCCGTTGCCGTCGGTGGCGCCGAGCAGGATGCCCTCGCCCTGCGGGGAGAACGCCCAGCCGTTGAGCGTGCCAGCGGCGCCTACGGTGGTGAAGGCGTTGACCAGCTTGCCGTAGGTGCCGGTGCCGCCGATGCCGACGGCGGTGGCTGCGGTCAGCACGTCGAAGCCGGTGCCGGGGGCGGTGCCGCCGAACACGGTGGAGTCGAACTTCTTGCCGATGGCGTACGGCAGGCGACGGGTCAGCTCGGCGTAGAGGGCCTCGAAGTCGCGGCGGAACTCGTTGGAGAAGATCTCGATGACGGCGATCTTGTACGGGGTCATCATCTTGGTGCCGAAGGTGGACTCGGAGACGGGCTTCTCGGCGCTCTCGGCCACGAAGTCGGCGACGGGGTCGCCGGTGACGACGGGGATGGCGATGCCGCTGCCGGGCAGGGCGACCTGCTGGGCGAGCTGCATGACTGCGGACTCCTTGATGGTGGCCGCCCAGACCTCCTGCGACTGCTCGGGGGTGAGCGTCAGGCCGGTTGTGCCGCGGTTGATGTCGATGGGGTTGGTTGCGAGAGCCATGGTGGCTCCTCTCTGCTAGTGGTTGAAGAATCGCTCGGCCATCTCCGCGAACTGCCTCGCGGTGCTGACCTGAGCCTCGCCGCCGCGGATGACGCGGCTGGATGGGGCGGGAGGCGCTGCGGGGACGTCCTGGACGGCCTCCGCGTACTCCCTGGCGAACGCCTCCATGGCGTCGCGGTCGGTGCAGTACAGGAGCAGGGACTCGGGGACGTGCGACGCCTTCGAGACCTCGGCGGCGTCCGCGCGGCGCTGGGCGTCGGCCTTGAGCCGTGCCAGCTCTGCCTCCGCCTCCTCGGCGCGCTTGGCCACCCTCTCGGCCTCGCTCATGCCCTCCTGCTCGTAGGCGTCCCACTTGTCGGCCTTCTCCTTGTTGGCCTTGCTGCGCTCCTCCCACTTGCGGGACTGCGCCTTGGCCTCCTTGTACTTGGCCTCCCAGTCGACGGCCTCGCCGTGCGGCTCCGCGCCCTCGACCTCGGTGGGTTCCTGTGCCTGCGTGACTTCCTCGGCCATGTCGGCCTCCCTTCGCCCGTGCGGGCCTCCGGTTCGCCCCGTGCGGGGCCGTGCGATATGGAAAAGGCCACCGTGCGGTGGCCGTTTTC